ATCGCCGCCGTCAAACAACCCTAAAAGGCTGCACACTCATGCTTTTGTTCATTGAAAACTGTTATTCTCGTTCGCGGCAGTCCGTATTGAATCTTATCGTTTTGAAAAATCTGAATTTAACGCTACTTATTGTCCGTTCTCGTTCGTGTTAGTGCGTGGCAATCCTCGAAAAAAGTGGGTATGATTGTGGGTATCCCCTCACACATACCCGCTTTTTTATGCTTAACGATACCCAAATCCGCAAGGCGAAACCAGCCGAAAAGCCTTATAAATTAACCGATTCCAACGGTTTGTATATCGTAATAAACCCGAACGGCTCAAAACTATGGCGTTATCGCTTCAGGCTTGACGGCAAAGAGTCCGTTTTTGCTATCGGGGCATATCCTGAAATCTCGCTTGCTGAAGCGCGTGAGAAGCGCAAGGAGGCGCGGTTACTTGTCCAACAGGGAATTAACCCAGCCAAAGACCGAGCCGAGAAAAAACGCCAAAATGCGCGCCAAAACAGAAACACGTTTGAAGCGATTGCAGAAGAGTACCTAGCATCCAAGACAATCAGCGATGGCAGCATTAAAGCCATACATCGTATGCTTAAAAAATACGCCTATCCAATCATCGGAGACACGCCGATAACCAAAGTAACGCCGCGTCAGATTATGGAGTGTCTCGACGTTTGCAAAGACAAAGGCGTTATCGTATCAGGCATATACACACGCCAGCACATGAGCGCAGTATTTTTATATGCGATCCGAACAATGCGGGCGACAAATGACCCTACGTTGGCTTTTGCCGGGTATCTCAAGCGACCCGAAATAACCCACGCAAAAGCGATGACCGCCGAACAAATCAGGGCATTTAAAACAAGCCTTGCAAACTATAATGGCTCGTTTGTCGTCAAAAAAGCCGCGCAGCTATTGCTATACACAGCCGTCCGAACAATAGAGGCAAGGCGGGCTGAATGGGCTGATATTGACCTGCCCGCCGCGATATGGCGGATCCCTGCAAACAAAATGAAAAAATCGAGAATGCACGTCGTGCCGTTGTCGTCTCAGGTTGTCGAGTTGCTCAAAGAGTTGCACGCGGTTACGGGCAATGGGCGGCTACTATTCCCAAACAGCAAACGACCTGATGATATGCTGTCAGCCACAACCATAAATAGAGCATTGGAGTATATGGGGCTTACAATATCAGGGCATGATTTTCGGGCGACGCTTGCAACCAATCTGTCAGAGATGGGATATGAGCATGAGTACATCAAGGCGCAGCTTGCCCATGCCAAAGACAATCAGACCGACGCGGCATATTTTCACGCAAAATTTATCAATCAACGCCGCCAAATGCTGCAAGACTGGGCGGATTTTGTAGATAACCTATAAATAAATTATCATACAAATCATAAAGTTATGGATTTTATACAAAACAATCAAAAAACCTCTTGCATTACCTCTTATAAAGAGGTAATATACACACATCGGCAGACAAAACAGACCGCCGAAAACATGATTAACCACTGACCGCCATCGGGCGGATAGGAGCAAAAAAATGAACGGTACAGATAAACAAATCAAATGGGCAGAGCAAATCAAAAAAGACAACAGCAGTCACATCTATTTAGCCTGCCAATACCTCGAAAAAGCTGTAAATGGCACGACTGATGGCAGCCCCAATAACCTTGTTTTTAAAGATGCTTTAAACAAAATTAAAAGCATTAATAATATTGATGATGCTGCATGGTGGATTAACCAACGGGACTTAGTTTTAAATCAAATTATGATGGCTACTGTACAAGCAAAACCAATCGATAAAATCAAAGGCCTGATTGCTGCATCAAAAAATATCTAACTTAATCATAACCCGCCTTCGGGCGGCAGGGAGAGCAAAAATGATTGAAATCGCCAAAAAATACAAAGCCGAACATGACAGCGTTACCGGATGGGGTAAACATTGCGCCATACCTGACCGCTGCCGGATGCCTGATGCCTATCAGAAATACCTATCTAAATACGCCGCCAGCCACCAAATCGGTACAAACGAGCTTTGCGGTCGAGATGAGGTGGTACTCACATTTTTTGATGCGGACGGCGAGCATATCGGCGGCTATTATATACGACCCGACCAAGTTAATTATGCCGTTGAGTGCATCATACGTAAGTAGTATAGATTGACAGGGCAGCCTAAAAGGCGTACAGTCTGCCCTGTTATTTCAGCCGCACGGAGCGGCTGTGTGTTGAAACCTTGATTGTTTTTTGTTTGTTTTGAGCAATAAATCAACCGCTTCGGCGGTTGCGTGTTAAAACCAAATCATCAAGACAAAAGCCGCCTGATTTATCAAGCGGCTTTTGTTTTACTGGAGGAATCATGGCAAAAGGTAGGACGAGCATCACAGAGCGGCTCAAAAAGAGCCAAAAACGAGAGTCGCGCCGAGAAATGGCGCACGAGTGGGCGAGTAAATGGGAGCAGGATTATTTAAACCTACTCTCTCAAATAAAGCAGGCAATCAGCAAAGGACACGATGACGACCTTATCGACCTATTTGCTGATTTACGCGCCCTGCAACAGCCAAAATTTGAGGCATTGCATCGGGTGATTGACGAATTGATAGACCCCACAAGGGAGCTTGTAGATGACTGATAATATGGAGCTTGGCTACACACCGGCAAACCTAAAAGTCCTGCGCCAACAGCACGGACTAACACAGCAGAATGTTGCCGACATAACGGAGTCAAAACTGAAAACCGCCCAAAAATGGGAAACAAGCCCAAGTATGAGTAGTTATGCAAACATGCCTCACACTAAATGGCTGAAACTGTTGGAATATTTAAAGAATAAATGAGAAGAGGCCGCCTGAGATTTCAGGCGGCCTTTGTTTTATTGAAGAGTATCAGACAACGCCTTATGCCGCGCCTTGCAGTCATTGTACAAGCCGATGACTTGCAACGACCACGGCAGGATGTCCGCCCCTGTTCCGCCCTCAAGTTTCGGCAGTTTGGGGCATGGCTGCACCAAATCGGCGGGCGGTTTAGTCGCCGTCGGCAATGGCGGCGTTGATGACTGACAGCCCATCAGAATCGACGCAGACGTTACGATAGACAACGCGCTCAACAAGTTTTGGAACTTGAACATAGCGAATCCTTTCTTTCTTTTCCCGCACCGCCTTGCCGGTCTGATACACGGCAGACGTTTCGCGGTCTTCTTTAACTTTCTCGATCGCGGCATCTTTCAGACGACCTGAAATTTCAGCAGCCATTTCATCGCGCCCGCGCCGATATTCCGCTTTGCGGTCGGCTTGCCAAGCACCGATGCAGATTGCGATCACAACTAAAACCGCAATCAATTCCCAATTTCTAAGTAACGTTTGAGCCATAATTCAAGCATATCCTTATAGGTTTTAATCTCACGTTCAGCAAACTCAAAAGCCGCCAAGTCTGCGTTTTCGCTCGCCTCTCGGCTTTTGGTTTGCCATTCCGCGATTTTCTGTTTTGCAAAATCAACGGGGTTCATGTTCAACCTTTAAACGTGCAGACCAGGTAAATAGACGGTCTTCCCGCCTTTTTTGGTCGCAGTCATGATTTGGTTACGCATTGGGCTATTACGGCGGAAGCCGACATGAACCCATGCACCATCCCCGCGTTCCGGGAACTCAAGAATCAACTGGTCGAACGTGATTTTCCCTTCGTCACGCATTTTGATGATTTCTTTCGCAAACGCCAAAGAAGTCAAACCGATAGCATCACAGTCGGCGGCCAAGCCGAAACGGTGGGCAGACGTTGGCGAACCACCAACGGCTTTATTCACACGCTCGCTGCGAAAGCAGGAAGTAACGACGATTCCGCGCCCAACATAGGCACGGATTTTTTCAAGTTGTTCAGCCGTATACTGGATGTTTGCCATTTCAGCGGCGGACGGCACATTCTGAAGCCCCAAACGTCGCGCGGTCTCGCTTCGCGTCAGTTCTTTCAGGCTAAAGTGTTCAGTGATTTGCATTTCTTGTCTCCAAATAAAAAGGTCGTCTGAAATTCAGACGACCTGTTGTTGAATTAATCTTTATCAACGAATTTACCCGCCGTTTTTTTGACCCATTTGGTCATAATGCCCGGGGCTAGGCTTTTAACGGTATCCATCGCATGACCCGTCAGGATACCGACAAACGCGCCGGCAACCGCACAAGTCCACACTTGATTTACCATCAAAAACCGTTCTGCTACTGCCGCCGCCGCAACCGCCGAAATCAAGGCTTCGAATAGGCTTGATACTGGTGCGTCATGGTCTTTCATGCTTGACCAAACGCTACCGACGATGCCGCCCCCTATGGCAAACAGATAGCCGATGTGAAAAAAATCATGCATCATTCCCCCTTTTGCTCTCGTTTGAATTTATCCTCCGAAAACAAGAATTTAAGTGAGTTATTACCAGCAAGCAGGCACAGAAAAGCCAAGACGGGCGGAATAACCATGCCTGTATGTGCAGGCGGGTAGGCAGCCCAAAACGCATATGCCGTCAGATACCAAATAAAAGCTGATATAAGCAGGATATATCCTGACAACACCTCCCCTTTAAATGTCTGCCAGTACATCGCCGCCAGCTGCAACACGCCGACGCCGCCAAAGACCAGTATCAGCGTCAGTTCCGAAATGTCCTTGAACTTGTAGTAGATGGGCCAGTTATAAATGTCATTCGGCGAGAACGCAAAGACCAGCGCATAGCCAATCATCGAACACCCGCTTATAAACTCGACCGCCCGCGTCCCCGTGCTGAATAACCAACGCTGAAAACGCACGGGAAGAAAACGAAGCTCAAAGGCGTATTTAAGCCATTGAATAGACTTGCTCATTTTAAAAACCTCCATAGAAAAAAGGTCGCCCTTTCAGACGACCTAACCACTTACACCAATTTGAAATCACGATTCATCTGTCTCAACAGCTTGGCAATATCCTTTTTATGGACAAAATCGCCGCCGGTTGTGTTGATGATAATCGTACTGTTATCGCCACCCGACTGACCCGCCATTTCACGGATTGTCTGCGCGTGTTCCGCTGGCAAGACCATCTCGTTTTCGTGCAGTTGAGTAAGCGGGTTGATACCGGCGGGAATATCCCAGCCGCCCGCCGCCGATGGAATCCGCGTCGTGGTCGTGGACGTTTTGGAACCGCCCCCGCCACCGACCAAACCCATCACAAGCGCAAACATCGCGCCCATCGCGGCCGCAGCCAAAGCAGGACCGGTAATAGGGATAGCCGCTTGTGATGCTGCCGCCCCTGAAGCCGCCTGCGTTGCGTTTGCCCCTACAACCGCCGATGTCTCAGCCGTTTTGGTTGCAACAGTTGCCGCCGCGCCTGCCTGCTCCATGCTTTGCTTTACCCCAAAGATGGATTTATAAATCGCCGACTCCTGCACCATGCGCTGCATCATGCCCATCAGCGGTTTAGTAACCATCTCTTGTATAAACGCTTGCCCGGTGCTTTTAAAAAAGCCCGTCATGGCTTGGCCGAAAGACTGCGTCCGAGAGAGCATGGCGGAAAAAGCCTGCCCCATCTGGTCTTGTGCCGTCTGCCAAACGTTTTTCCCGCCGTCTTGCAGCATTTCCATGACGTTGGGCGCGTCTTTGCGGCGTTGCTGTTCCCGCTTGCCTTTGTTTTTGCCTTGCTCGCGTTCATGCCCTTGCCCAAGTTCCGCCATTTGCTGTTTCAGCTTGGCGATAGCCGTCTGACTATAAGTCGGATCTTGTTCGGCAAGCGCGATCCGTTCCTGCAATGCGTCATAGGCGATTTGGTACCGGCGGTTTTCAAACTCGATTTCCAAGTCTAGGCGTTGGAGTTGCGAGATTTGACCGTTGGCTAGGGCTTGGTCTGCCGCGTCCTTTTCCATGTCCAGCTTGTGCTTATCCAGCTTCTCCCATGCCGCCACCTGATTGATTTTGGCTTCGGTCGATTGCTTGGATAACTGGTCTTCAAGCGTCAGGATTTTTTCACGCAGTTTCAAGCCTGTTTTACTGCCCGCGTCAACCGTTGCCAGTTTCGCGCGCCAGTAAGCGGCTTCACGCGCCAAATCCCACTCTTGATGGGACAGCGTTTCCCGCTGCATTTCTTTATGTGCAAGTTTTTGGGCTTTGATTTCCTCTTCCCATGCCTGCATCGGGTCTTTGGCCGCGCCTGAACCGCCACCACCGCCCGCTTTACGGCCGCTACCGCCTTTACGACCGCTTCCACCGCCGCCACCACCGCCAGCGGGGGATTTAGTAGAGCCACCACCACCACCACCACCGCCGCCGCGCATGGCTTTGGCTTCGTGTATGTTGGCAGCCCGTTCCTTGATGGCGTTTGCCATTGCGCCCGCGCGGTCTTTCGTCATGCTGTCAACGATTCGACCACCAAGCCCGCCGTCGTCCATCTTGCCGATTTGGACGCTACTCAGCTTATCAATGCCCGATATTCCAACCATCGATGCGGCTTTGTTGGCAAAGTCAATCATGCTGTTAATCATGCCGATTGCCTTGTTTACCATCCACTCAATCGCGGAGATAAACACGTTGCCGATAGCCTTACCGAGATTCGAAAAGAATTGCGGCATATTGTTGGCGGCTTCTTTAATCAGCATCCAGCCGGTCGCAAACGTGTTGACGAAGGCATTTACCGCCGCGCCGATGACGCTTGAGATGATGCCCATCACACGCTCGAACAAAGCCGACCAGCCGCCCACGCTTTCGCCAAGCCAGCCCGTCAGCCCGCCAAACCACTCCCTTATTGCGCCGATGGCTTCGCCGATGGTCTCTGTGATTGCCTGCCAAACCGCCTGAATCACGTCAAACAGATTCGACCAGCCGCCGCCGAAAACATCTATCTCGTCGCCAAATTGCGCAATCAGCCCGATTACCGCGCCGATAGCAACCGCAATCAATCCGAATGGGTTTGCAAGCATGGCAACATTTAAACCGATGACCTGTGCCGTCGCAGCGGTAACAGCAACCGCAAAGCCCGCCATGATGGGGACGACCAAGTTAAGGTTATCCGCAATCAGTTTGATAATGGACGCGATGCCTGACATTGCGCCGCTGTCGTTCAGCAGCTTGGAAACCATGCTTTGCCAGTTGTTCGAAAACACAGTCAAAGCCTGACCCATCGTCATGGGCATTTTTGCCGCCTGCTCGCCGAATTTCTCCGACGCGCCGGATATGGCTTTGAAAATCACATCCGCCGTCAGTTGTCCCTCGCTGCCCAGCTTTTTGATTTCCGCGCGGGATTTGCCCATATATTCCGCAATGGTATCAAGCAGGATAGGGGCGGCTTCGGCAATGGATTTAAACTCGTCGCCTTGCAATACACCGCTGCCCAAAGCCTGCGATAACTGCATCAACGCGGCGGCTTGCTGTTGTGCGCCCACGCCGCCGATTGTCATGGCGTTATTCGTCGCTTCGGTAAATTGCAAGATTTCCTGTTGCGTGTAGCCGTAGTCTTTCAAGGCGCGGCTCGTGGATACATACAGGCTTGACGTTGATTCAAGCGATGCGCGGGTATTGTTCGCCACATCCAAAAGCTGACGTTGGACAGCCAAATACTCGGTTTCAGACGACACCACCTGTCTTACTTGGCTGTTTATCGACTGCATAGCATCGGCAGTATCAAGCATGGATTTTGCAAACGACACCGTCGCAAATCCCGCCAACAGCGTACCGATTTTACCCAGCCCGCCCGCCGCCTCTTCCGCCTTATCGCCTGTCTTGGCAAGTTCGGCGTTTAACTCTTTGACCTTTTCCTTTCCGTCGCCGATACCTCCGACAAAATCGGACATATCAATGTCAAACGCCTTTTCCATCGACTTTTGCATCTCGGAAAAGCTGCGCGTCAATTCGGATCGCACCTGTCCGATAGCGTTTTCAATCTGCTTGGAAGCATTTGACGCAGAGTTTGCTGCCTGATTAAAACCCGCAGCCGTGCCGTTCTCGACGGTTATCTTGATTTTTGTTTCTAAATCGCTCATACGACCGCCCATAAAAAAGCCCGTGAATCATCACGGGCGTGGTTCCAAATTTAGATTAGGCTTCGACAAGTTCCGCGCCTGAAAAGACGCTTTGTTCGTTCCCTTGCTCAACGGCTTTACCGTACAGCCATGCACGGGATACCTCGCCATCTTCAGGCAAGGCGTTGACGGAAATCGAGTGGGAACAAAGCGGATTCCGACCCGCTTCGTATGCCTTTTTCGAGACGTAGCCGTTAAGCGTTGCGGTCGCGCTGCCGTATTTGTAGTCGATACTGACATATTCGATTACATGATGGCTTGCCGTTGCACCGGTGCTTTCATCTTCAATTTCGCGGTTAATTGCAATAATCATTCAAACCTCCATAAAAAAGCCCCTTTCGGGGCGTTTGTTAAACATATTGCAGAACGTCAATGTTTCTCAAGGTAACAAATTTATTTTGCGTGTTAAACCTTAATACAGGCGATTGCAAAGGAATTTGCCATTCCCTAGATAACCTAGTGTCGACAACGCCATTACCGCCGATACCAATATCATCAACACCCATAGAGTGTACAAGTTTGTAAGAAAATGGCAGGCCTGTATCGTGCTGATGAATGGCATTAAACCTGATACCCAGAATGTTCTGCGGCAAAGGTAATGATTCCAACGAGCCGCCATTTTGTATATACTCGTCCTTGTATCTTATCCAGTGTTTATTCTGTGATAATCGGCGATACAATGGGTCGTCATTTACTATATACGCTGTCTGTAAAACTGGATAATCCTCCTTAAAATATCCATTATCAATCTGAACCTCAATCAAATTCGTTCCGCTTACTTTGGCGGGATACCAGCCAAAAGAATACGCAATAAAACTCTTTGAATCAGTAGCATATTTATCATTTAAGATGCTACGTTTAGTCATACCTGAATGATATTCTAAAGGAATGTCCACTCCATTCAATCTTAGTCTAGCCCTATCCTGTTTTGCCGGATTTTTATTCACTTCTACCAATGCGGTACCTGCAATATGCCACATCATCGGCACCCCTTCAGCCGGGAACTCAGCCCGCCAAATATTACCTATGCGCTCCATAGTACGTACGCGGAAAACGTCGCCTTCGATATGGGAGGCTTTCATAACCCCGTTAAAATATCCCGACTCAGCTTCAATCCGACCACGAATAGTCGCATTATTAGCCGTCAAGATACCTTCAGGCGTAACCGTGAAATTACCGTTACCGATATTCAGATTACCGCCTCGAATATCCCCTAAATCCGAAGATATTGCCGACAAATGATTCACGTTCAAGCGGTCGGCGTTAATGCCTGCCGCCCTAATTTCCCGTGAGTCGATGCTGCCTGCGACAATCCTACTGGCACCAATGCTGTTGACACGGATTTTGTTACCGTCAATATCACCGACATTAAGCCTGTCGATGATGGCTTTGCCGTTTACCACCAGCTCGCCATTTACACCGACACGGTTTTGCTGTGTATCGACCGTAAACGGGAAAGCGTCTTCCTTGCCCGGTGCGCCGATGCCGAAGCGGTCGGCGTTGACAATGAATTTGCTTTCAGGCGTTCCGTTTTTCGGCGTGGTTGCCAAGCCGTAGCCTGCTACCTTGCCGTTAACATCGACCTTGACCGTGTATTGCGCTTCTAAGCCGTTGATGCTTTTCGCGTGGGCTTGTACCGTCGCTTTGTTGCCGTCAGCGGTTGATTGGGCTGTCGTGATACGCTCGCCAAGCGATTTGATGTCGCCTGTCGCTTTGGTTAAGGTCGTCTGAACCACCTGAACCGTTGCTTTGGTCTCATTTACCGACTGTTGCGCGGTATCAAGGCGCGCAGAAAGGGTCTGAATATCACGCTTTCTGTCCTCGTTCGCGGTTTTAATGCGGTCGTTGACGCTGCCCGTGCCGTTGCCGTCAATCAGGGAGATTTTGTCGCGCAATGACTTATTCAGATTGCTTTCTGATAGGTCGTTTGTTGATACGTCATAGACGGTAAAAGCCACGCTGTTGCTGACTTTTAGAGCGTCTTTGCCGAAGCTATCATAACCCGCCGCGCGCAAATGGTAGGTCTTACCTTTTTCCAGCGGTTTGCCGTTGCATTTGGCAATGGTTACAAACGTTTCCGCGCCGTCATAGACTTTGTTTGCGTCTATGGTCGGTACGGCTGCGTTTTCGGACACCCAAACGATAATCCCTGCGAAATCCTCTTCGGCAGGTTTTTGGCAGGTAAAAAACGCCTGTTTCAAACCGCTATCGACGGAAATGCCTTGCAATGCTTGCAGTTGCGGATTTTGCGCCGCGATTTGCGCCCAGTTGCCTGTTTTACCTGTAACGGCACGCCCGCGAACCTTGAAAACAACATCACGCACCTGCCCGCCGTCGGCTTTCATATCCGCCTGAGTGTAGGTGAAGCTGTTGTCCACAATGCCGCTGATTGCGCGTAAACGGCGTTGGCTGTTGCCTGCGTAGATTTCCACATCGTAGGTATCCGCGCCGTCCAGCTTGTCCCATGCGATGACTGCCTCTTTGCCGTACGCCCACGAAGACGACAGGCGCAGATTTTGAATCTGCCCCAGCGGCGCACCTTTAATGGTGTAGGAATACGCGGGAACAGATGCCAAATCCTGAATGCCGCCGCTGAAAACGTTGTACGAAACCAGCTTGACCCAAACAGTCCGACCAATCCAGTTGCGCGGAACGGCATACTTGAACAATGCTTCGTCAATGCGCGCGAACTGGCTGCCCGCCGCATGGCTGTCAATAGCAGAGCCATATGCGCCGCGCGTCAAGTTGCCCAGCGTGTAACGCCCCACGCCTTTCAGTTCGGCGTTTGCGTATGCCAAAAACTCGCCGTCAACGTAACACAACGTCAGTAAATCGCGGCTGTCCTGCTCCGTGCCGCCTGTCATTTGACCTGCGGAAATTTCCACGCTCAAGGTGTTGGTACGGTCGAAAACCGCACCATTCGGCAAAGCAGCCGTCAGCGAGCCGAAACGTGCTTTATGGTTGACCGCGCCGACGCGGGTATAGCTGTCGCCGTCGGTTGACACCCACACTTCAGCACCGCCCCACATATCGCCGCCGGCGGTTGCCATCCAAATTTGCGGCTCGCCGCCTGTCAGTTGTAACGGGGCTTCAAAGATAACGGGTGCATGGGCGTTGCCCGGCGAAACATTGTAATCGGCAGAGTAACCCAAAGACGGCTGCGTCGGATATTCTGACGTTGTGTACACACCGACGGGGTAGTCTTCAGCCTTGACGGATAAAACCCCCTCTTCGTCTTCTTCAATCTCCGTGATTCGGACGGGCGTTTTATTCAAGCCAAGCCCTGCGTCAGTCAGGGTTACAATATCCATCGGCTCAAGCAGGCAGTATTTCCAACCCAGCTTAAACTCATATTCATTGCGGACGTACAGGGCGCGTTGCAAGAGTTGCTGGGCTACCTTTTGGGCTACCTTGCCGTTACAGATACCGTGCATCTTCACGGCTTCTTTAGGGCGTAATCCGTACTGCTCGATGTTTGCTTGGTCTTTTACTTCCGCAATGGCGACGTTATAGTCGTTATCGCGGTCGAGATACTCGACTTGGACTTGGTTAAACGCGTCGGCATTGGTTTTACGCTCAACCCTTACAGGGTCTTCCGCGCCTGAAACGATAAAATCGTCGTCTGTCAGGTCGTATAGTGCCTTGTTATCGGCAACATATGCCGCGCCGTTGCCAGAATAATTGCCGTCGCCGTAGGGGACGATTTTCAGACGACCTTGAGAAAACACCGCCGCGCTGTTGGTCTGTTCCAATAGTTCGGAGATGTTTCGTTGCGCTTCGCCTTGCTCCGTGTAGGCAGGGCTTAGAAAAATACCGACCGCGCGGCAATAGTTGCTGTATCGGTCGGTGTCGCCGATGCTGTCGGCGGGGAATCCGCAGCCGTAGCGTTGGTTTGTCAGCAGGTCTCGGATTATTTCGCGCGGGTTTGCGTCAGGGATATTGCCCGAATAGCCCAGCTTGCCGATGACCTCAAAATTGTGCTGATAAATCTGCGCGGATTTCGTCAGTTCGTAGTTCGGGCTACACAGGTAGGCGGTGCCGGAATAGTTCAAGGCTTGCCCGGTGTGCTTTGCCTGTTGGAGGTGCGTCCACAACGGCTGCTCGTCGCCGCCGCGCATAAGCGTCAGGCGCAACTGTGCCAGCGAATCAAATTTCTCTTTGTCTCGCCAAATACGACCGACGCCGCTAATCTCGCCTTCGCACAATGCCAGCATGACGGCGGCTTCGTAGGTGTACTTGATGTCTTCCTGCGTTACACCGCCGCCGCCTTTACCGCCCTGCCGTGTCGTGGTTTTATGCTCGATGGTGGTAAAGTCGCCGTACCAAATCAGATTACCAGCCACGCGCGTCCTGCCGTAGATGACAGGCAGGGTAAGCCCCTGCGATGACCGCTGTACCTGTAACGATAAAATCCGCTCTTCAGCCGATGTAATGGTTGATGATTTACCGCCCATATAAAACCTCAGATAACATTAAATATAGCCAAGTTCTTTTGCTTTATTGATGATTTTTTGCGCAATTACCGTTTCAACAGCAGGCAAGAAATGCGCGCCGCCGTCATAGGACAGCGATAAAGGCATAATCCCGTCTTTTTGAGCCTGCTTGTCCGACTCATTAGGCGTGATGCCAGTATCCACCCAAATCTGCTCTGACAGCATATAAGCCTCAATGTCATACACATTTTTGCCATATTTCTCGCGCAACCAGTTATTAAACTGGTCTTTGAGTTGATGACGGTATGGATGATTTTCTTTCGCCCAACCAGGCTTGTTATCAGCCCAAATAGGCAAGACAATATATCGAGGTGCATCTTTTGGCTGCACAAGGTCAATACATTTTTGAATGTATCCTTTAACACGTTCTAACGCCGCCTGCCAATTATTCCAGTTAGCACCGTTAACATCGTTTTTTCCAGTGGCAAGAACGCAGATGCCATCAGTGCCACCATTGTTTTTAAGTTTGACCGGGTATCGCTTCCCGGCAACAATGCTGTGCGCCTGTTCGTCGCGTGGGTAGATTTTGACATTTGCAGATTGCCCAACGATAGATGCCTCGATGTTTTCTCCAATGATTACAATGGTCGAATGCAAACTAAATGGTGTCACACCTTCACCGTAAACCAGTTCTGCATCGATGAAAACATTTCGCCCCTTCGCAGGAATCGTGTCAACGTTGAATTTAATTTCAACAGGGCTGCCGTTCATGCTCATCAACGCGTAAGATGCCAAGCTGCCGCCCTGTGCATTATTAATGACGGGCAAATTCTCTGCTTTAGCGAGATTAATAGCTTGATCGCCAAGTCGAGCATTAGTTGAGTCGCCGAAAAAATTAAGGCTGCGAACCAACGGTTTAACCGCTGTGGGCGGTTGTGTTGGTTTTGGCGGCTCAGGCTGTGCCGGTGGCGTAGTAGGTGTGATTGTTGGTGCACTTGGTTTCGGGGTCGCTGGCTTGGCAGGTAATGGCTTACCTGATATTGACGCTAAATACTCCTTAATCTCTTCCAAATCCTTTTTCGTTTGCGGATCACTACCGCCCATTCCCAATCCAAAAACCGATAATTCAATAAACATTCAACGCCTCCAATGTAAAAAATTTCACTTCGCGCCCGTCAAGTTCGGGCTGATTGATGTCATCTAAAACCACACCGCGCCCGATGTAGCTGTGGATAATCTTGCCATCGCCCACCAAGATGGCGGAATGGCTGAACGTGCGCCCAAACTTCCACATAGCGATGTCGCCGGGCTTTGGGTCGTCCGTCTCTTTGCAAAACTTGGCGATAACCTCTAAATACCGCTCCGTATCGCGGTGCAAGTGCCAGTCGCGGGAATATTTGGGCGGCGTGAAGTCATCGGGAACGATTCCGACCGCGCCATAAACTCCGACAAGCAGCATGGCGCAATCCACGCCCGCGCCCTTGACCATTGCGAAATGATGATAGGGCGTACCAAGCCATGACCGCGCCTCTTCGACAATTTGTTCTCTCAAATCCATTTCAGACGACCTTTTCACTGTTTTCCTTTTCAAGTTCGGCAATCATGGATTTTTCACGCTCGGAAAGCGTCCACTGAGTAACATCTGCATTCTTTGCAGCTTTTGCAGCTTTTGCAGCCTGTACGGCTTTCGTCGCCCTGCCAGTCAGTAACAAGCCTTTCCCAAACACTTCTTTTTTATGTGGTTTCTGGCAATCTAAAGCGTTGACGGGCAGCGTATCGGCGCGGTCTATTTTAAGCTCCGCGCACAATCCTGAATCCGCCGCCTTAAATACTTCATCAGGGTATGAATACTTAGGGAGACCGCTCCCATTAGAAGTGGTGGCGGCTTTAATTTTTTCCGCCAACGATTCAGATACCCATACTTTCAAATCTCCCAGCATATTGGTTACGAATGCCGTTGAGACCTTTGCGCCGTTTTCATAAGTTAGTGTGCTGTTACTTGCCGCTAAAAATACAGCCGTATAGTTTTCCATGCCTGCCGCTACTCCTGACAGGCAGGTTAGGCGCGGGGCGAAAAGAAAGAACGGGATTCCCCGCTCCTGATAAAATTTAACGATTTTCGCCAAAATAGAGAACGGCGGGTTATCAATAACGACCTTTCCCGTGTAGTCGTAAGACTCGTAATCGCCGCCCGGGTAAAATGGGCGGGCAATCTCAAGATGACTCGGAATGCCTACATCTTCCCTTACAAAAGACAACACCGCCTCGTAAATGGCGGGCGGTGTGTAGCAATCATCGGTCGTTTTTTTTCGGGTTTGGAATTTCTGAACGAAGCCTTCGTAGTCTTCAAATTCTTCAATCGTTTTATTTGCGGGTTTGAATGTCATTTGAAATCCTTTTAAACCACCGTATCAGCAGACGGAATATAAGGGAATCCGCGGAAATGCACGATGTTGTTAAATTTGTTCTTGCAGGTATCCTGACGCTTGTTGCAGCCCGGATAAACCTTAAACACATCGCCCGCTTGCGGCGGGTAGGGTAGGCGCAGGGCAAACTCAAACGTATTGCCGTTGTGCGCCTTGACCGTCCTGCTCAAGCCTGCGTTTCGCCCGCTCGTGAACTTAATCACGCCCTGCGAAAACCAGCCGTTCTCATGCGTCAGATTGTGTTGCAGTTCGTTTCCTGTTTGGCTGTTCGCCGTTACGCGGCCGTTTACCGTAAATTTCTCACGGTTGACCTTGCAGCCCTCGTCATAAAGTGTTCTCATGCAGCCCGCCTGATAGATGTTGCGCGGGCTAGAGACGTTCAAAAGCTCGATGTCAGATTTGACGTCAACCTTTACAGACGACCTGCTGCCCGATACGTCCGACACGCGCCCCGAAAAGATATTCACAGCACCAACTGGGCGAAGTTCGGCAAGAGAGCCGTTAACATCGGCAGTCGAACGCAAATCAACACCCGAAATCCTAATGGAATCAGACGTTTGGTATCGAGCCTGTATAATCAGGCTGCGTATTTCCTTGACCGTTTTGCCCGCAGGGATTGCGTGTTTTGCCGAAATGCGTTCACTCAATGTTTTCTTGGTACCACTGACCGCATCTTCGTACCAGCAGCTAAAATAGCCGACGGAATTGTCCGTATAGGTTACAGACAGTTCAGCCCCGATACGCGGATAGGGTTTGCCGTAGATTGACGTTGCGTTTTCAAGCGCAATATCACATGACAAGACAAATTCGTTCGGCAAATCGCCGCGAACTTGAAGCGTTTTGGTCTCGGTTCGATTCACGCCCGAAACTTCCAAAACTGCGCCCGCATCTTCGACCATGTTGCCGATGATTGAAGCGGTTGGTGTGAAAAACACACGGTCTATCTTGACCCGCGCGCCGTCCAATACGCCGCCCAAAGCAGCTTCAGCCCATTGCAAGCCCTCAAGCCTGTAATCAGGGTCGGAAGCGATTTGCAGGGTGTTGGAATCCACGTCTAATCCGACAGCGATACGGGTTGCCCCGCGCTTGATGATCAGCTTATGCGCTTCGTAGATCTGTCCATCCCAAACGACGGGCATATCCGCGCTGGTATGGCGCAGCACCTGCCCGCCTGAAAGCGTGATGGTGTACAAATCCGCCATCTGAAACTCGTCGCTACCGTGTAGCAAGTCAATCAGTTCTTTTGTCGCTGTCTTCATAACTTCACGCTCGTAAACTCAATCTTTTTGGCTGCCCACAGGCTGCCCAAAACGTTTTCAAAATCCACCGTATCGGATGTAAATCGCACGCGGAAATAAAAACCGCCTGTCCATGTAATCGGACGACCAGGCGTTTGCGGTGTGTTGAAAACCAAGACGCCTTTGTCGGTAACGGTGTAATCACGCCCATACGTCAACGCTACGCCGCCCACTTTGACGGCGGGGCGTTCTTTGACTGCCAAGACAGGCTCGATAAAACCGCCCATCGAACGGACAAGCTGATAGCGCGTAACGCCTTGCACCGTGTTTCCGATAGGCTGGTCGGTTACGGCGTTGTCGGTCGGGTCTTCGTACAAAAAACTTTCGAAACTGCCCTTGCGGGCATTGAAGAATCCCGCCAGTTGTTCCAACTCGTTCACGGACACTTTCGTCCGCAATACCTCGAACGACAGAGAGAACCGCCATTGCGGGTAGGTGTAGTAGGCGGTGCGAAATTCACGACCGCTCGCTGATTTCTGCGTCCCGGTACTCCATACCGCTGTTTTCTTTCGCCCCCACTTCAAGCCGGGGAACGTGGGGAAAATTGCATTACCCATTAGATGATTCCTTTCGCTTTCAGCAAGGCGTTAAATTCATCTTCCGGCAGTTCGTTACCGCCAAGCATACCGATAGCTTCGGCTTCGTCCGCTTCGCTTTGTGCGACGCCCGACGACGGCTTGATGCCCATGTACGACGCTACCAAGATATGTACGGGCGGGTGTTCGCGCCAATACTCGTTCAAATGCTGGATACGCGGCAAATCCAAGTTTTCGGCGACGTAATCCCACGTCCACCCCGTAGAGGCGCAGACGTGGGCAATCATCGCGCCAAAACTTAGTCCGCCGCCTGAACTTCCCCCGCTTGTGCGGCTTCCTGTTCTTTGCGTTTCAGACCCGATACGTCCATCACGGCAGCAAACACGTCGCCCATGTTGGCAATATCAATCAAATCGGCAACCTGTTCGCGCGTCATATCGGGATAATTGCGGCGCAGGGAGGCATGGGCGCAATCAATAACGGTGGAGATTTGTTTTGCGTCTTGGACGTTGCCGTCAAATGCGCCGATGCGCTCCTGCAACTGTTCCAGCGCGCCAAGTGCGATGGGTGGGATAACGTAATTTGTGCCGTTCAGTTCAACGGTTACGCCTTTAATTCGTACTGTCATTTTCGCTTCCTAATTCAGGTCAAATAAAAAGACCGCCCTTTCGGACGGTCTGCGTGATTACTCTTGAATCCACAACGTACCGACTTTAAAGCCCGCTTCATCGGTTTGCGCCGTGAAGTCGATTTCAGGGACGGAAAAGTCGTCGTTTTTGGTCGAGAACAAGCCCAGTTTGCCGCTGGTTACGCTTTCCAGTTCCAACAGGGCTTTTTTGCCCTTGAACTGTGTCAGGTATTTCAGCTTAAACGTAGGCGTGTTGCCCATCGCCAAATTTGTCAGTTCAAGTTTCTTGGCTGACGGCATGGTTTGGGTGTAGGTAAAGCTTGGGTAAACGGTCTTACCCTTGTCTGCTTCAGCAAAGGTGTATAAACCTGTTGCGGACACCATGTATTGCCCCGCCGTCGGATTACTGGCGACCTTGATGTAAGCCGTACCATCGCTACCCATCACGCCCGCGTCTTCCACAAAGCGGCCGCCATTCGGCGCGGTTGCCTGCACGGTATATGCGCCGCTTGCCGGAATCGCTTTACCCGTAACATCCGCCCAAAGTGCTTTCATCGTGCCGGTTGTGTATTCCGCACCAAAAAACAGGGTATTCAGGGCGAGACCGTTAATCAGCGCACCCTTGAATTTACCCGAAACCTTAACCTTACCTTGTGCCACAGCCAAAGCAAAGCGGTTTTGACCGAAGAACTCTTTAAGCTCCGCCGATAAATCGACGGACATTTCTTGCAAGCCCATGATTCGCACGGGCGTTGCGTTTTGCACACGGTTGCCGTAAGCATCCGTAATCATTTCGGCGAACACTTCGCCGCTACCAAACGTCAACTGCATGGTATTCCTTTCAAAAAATAAAACCGCATTACGCGGCGCAAATCACAATCGGGATAATACAAACTGCCTGCTCGCCAAGCGTTCCCTCGTCGGTTTCCACCGTACCCTCAACGCGGCAATACTCAATGTCCGCGCCATCCACCACTAAAGCCGTCTTGCCCGTGATAGGGTGGACGGCGTTCACGGTATTGCACACCGCGTCAATCAGCGGATTCATAATGGGCGCGGGCGGCTCGCCTGACGTTTGGACGTACAGATACACGTCAACACGCAAAATCCACTTGGTTTCCTGCCCTGTCAGTGTTACCGCCTGCATATCGCCCTGCGCCATGAATAACGCGGGTTGGTCGTAGCGTTTCACGTCGTTCCAGTGCAGCAGTTTTCGGCTCTTGGTAACAAAACCGTCCAATGCGTCCAACTTCGCCCACAGCGCGGAATAAATCGCTTCACGGTTCATCGCAATGCCCCTTTCACGGAATTTCTCAAATCGGCTTCAATCTCAGGCTTCATATCACGCAAAGCCGTCCGTAAAAATGACCGTTCAGGCAGCTTCACATTGCGGGAATGCGCGCGCACCTGAACGTATCGCGGCGATTTAAGCGGTCGCCCAAATGCCTGACGAACCTGACGCAAAGATGCCTTGACGTTTACCGTGCCTGCAAAGCCATATTCATGCGCCTTGCCGTAGCGGACGTTGGTGTTTACTTCGCCAATTACCGCGCTGCCCGTGTTGGTTACGCGTTGGTGTATCGACCGTCGCAGATTGCCCGTCCGTACATTCAGCACCTGCCCAGACAGGCGGTTTTCCATGACTTCGCTTTGCAACTTCAACGCCGACCGTGCGACAGACTTCACAATAGCCGTCTGAACCTTGTCGCCATATGCTCGCAATAACGCCACCAAAACATCGCCGCCGATAAATTCCATCTTCAGCATTACACGCCTTTCCGTTTGTACTCATTGAGTATCGCAAACGCCGACGGCGGCATACCGCCCGATTCGCTGAATGTTGAAAACGAGATGGTTTCGCCTGCAAGTGTCTTACTCTGTACGCCCTTGTTCTCGATTTCGTTCATCCGCTGCGTTGCGACAATCAAGATGGCTTCCTGAATGTCGGCGGGTATGGTTTCATAGCCCGCGCGGTACGATACTTCAACGTTTCGGATACCCTGTGCAAAACAGGCATGGCGTATCAGCAGCCAATTATCAAAATCCCAGTCGTTTGCCGTGCGCCCGTTGATTTTTACAGACGACACGGATAGGACGGGGTATTGATTCAGGACGATGCGGTTTTTGCCGTTGCCGTTGTAACGCTCGACGTAATCCGCCGCTTCGAGTTTGCGCCCGATATAGGCTTCGACAGCCGCCGATACCCCGTCAAGCAGGGTTTGAAAATACGCATCCTGCTTGTCGTGGGTAACGCCCAGCCGCTGTTTGAATAAATCAAGAGAGACAAGGGCGGTCATCGTTATTCAGCCTGTTCAGTTTCAGCAGGCTCTACCGCTTCAACAGGTTCGGCTTGTTCAGCTGGTTGCTCTGCCGGCTGCTCGGCTTTCGCTTTGCGTCCGCGCTTGGTTTCGGCTTTTTCCGGCTCGGTAGGCTCGGTAGGCTCTTCAACAACGTTGCCGAAGCCGAACTGATACAAGAATTGTGCCGCTTCGGCGGGGACTTCCACGATACGGTCTTCACCCACTGTGTAGCTTTGGCTACCAAAGGAAACATCGGTAAAGCCCTCAGGGGCTTGTAATTTAGCCATTTTTGTCATTTCGATTCTCCAAAAGAAAAGGTCGCCTGAAAATTCAGACGACCTTATTAGGATTAACCAGCGTTGGTAATCATACCAAACGCAGGCATGAACATACCTTGCAGCAACTCATCCGCGTAGACGCCGTATTCATACATACGGGTACGCAGCGGCCATTCGATTTGGTAATACTCTTGGCGCGTGCGTACTTGCAGCAGATTACCGATGCCTTGTACATAGGCAGGCAGACGGGTCGAGTAGAACAGGTAAGTGCCGGCAGGCAAGTTAGGGTGTACCACGATGTTCAATTCGTCGCCTGTGATTTTGTTCAGGTATGAACCGACCACCACGCCGGCGCGAATGTTCGCGGCGTTGTCGATGTCAACTTTCAGCTTAATCAGCGGTGCGCCACCGTTGCCGATAATCAGCTTGGTCAACGCAGCCAAATCGCGGGCGTTGACGTAGATGGTATCGGGGGACAAGCGGTATTTCGAGAAGAAATGCGCGAACGCTTCTTCAAATTCATACACGCCGCCCGCGCCGTCGGAAGTCAAGCCGTTGCCTTTATTATCCGACCAGAACGCGCCTGAATCGGGCAGGGCGATTTGGGTCAGCAAGCCGTCAAACTCCAAAACGGAAGTGGAATTGTCTTCAGACGGCAAAGATGCGGCGGTTTGAGTGCCCTCAGCATCAGCCAAGATTTCCACTTTGGCAGCGGTGGTAATTGCGCCCAGTTTTTCAGATCCGGCTGCGCCCCAGTACCAAGCGTAGGCAACCGCGCCGCGAACGGCTGGAATCATGGCGGTTACTTTTTTGCCTGTGCCAACGCCTGAAACGGAAGCCGCCGCAGATTTTTGGGCAGAGCCACCGCCGAAAGTATCGGTAGTACCGTCAGCGTTTTGGCGTGTGATTTTGGTAGGGACTTGGGCAGTCTTGATGTTCAAGCCTTGACCGATTGCGCCGTTGTTCGCGCCGGCGACGTCCCAGTACGCCTGCAAGCCCAAAGCCACACAGATGATGGACAGGGTGGAAGTGCTGATCTTACCCAGAGTGTCGTTAGATGCAACAGCGGTCGGGGTAGGGGTAACGCCTGCTTTCAGGCTGGTGTTACCGCCCAGCAAAATCATTTCTTCAGCAACCATAGTCGCTTGCAGAGTTTGGGCAACCGCCAACGCCTTGACGTCCTCGAAACCACGAGCGGCATAGTCTGCCTCAAAGGTTACTTGGTTTTCCAAGCCGATGGCGCGGAATTGCGCGTTGCGTTCTACCACTTCGTGGTTGATGACACCGCCGCGTTTACCCTCACTGATACCCGCGCGTTGATTGCCGACGTTGATATTAGTGATGGCTTTCCAGTTTGAACCAATGGTGCGACCGCCGCCCACGCGGGGGATACGGTTACGCAACGGGGTCAATACCGGATAGAGTTTTTGCGACGGCGCGGAAAGGTCATAGGTTTGCAGACCAGTGGTAAAACTGGTCGGCTGAGTAAAACCTTTATTCAACGGCTCGCCGTTTGCTTGTGCTGACTTCATCAGTTCAAGCGTTTCTTGAGTGATTTTATTCACGTTCATTTAAAGCTCCCAAAAATAAAAAAAACCGCCTGTAAGCGGTGTTACAGACGGCCTGTTTGTGCTGCCTTGACGAGTGTTGCCACGTCATCAAGCGAACCGTCATTCTTCACAATCGGCTGAAAACCGTTTAAAGGGTCTTCGCCGTTATCCTCTGCCTTGCCGATGGCTTTAGTGCTGCCTTTCGGCGGGGCTGCCTGTTTCTTCAGGCTTTCGATTTCCGCCTGCGCTTTGGCAAGGGCGTCATTCGATTTTTTCAGCGCGTCTTGCGCTTTCGCCAGTTCATCCACTGATTCGGCTTTGGCAAGGTCGTCTGATTTATCGGCTTTGGCTGCCAAGCCATCAACCAGCTTGTCGGCTTCGCTCACCGCCAACGCTTTCAGCGATTCGGCGAGGCTGCCTGCTGATTCTTTGATTTGCGCGATAACGGCTTCATCCACGCCGTCGTAACCGGCATCATTAATCAGCCATTTCAGCGACATCAGCACGTCAGCCAGTGATTTGACTTGCCACATTGATTTAGCGACCGGCTCGTCTTTCGGTTTTTCGGCTTTAGCCAATACCGCTTTCAAGATGGCGATTTCAGATTCAGACAAATTCACGCTTGCCGATTTTTCGGCTTCGTCTTTCTTGTCGTCTTCTTTGTCATCGACCTTTTCGCCGTCTGCCTTTTCGGTATCGTCGGCAGGCGTTTCATCGGCTTTGTCGGCTGGCTCGTCATCCTTATCCGTCGCCTCTTCATCCTCTTTGGGTTTGTCCGCCTTAAAGCAGGTAAACACCGCGTCAGGATTGGCAGGGCGGTCAACAAGGCTGATTTCTGTCAGCTTTAAGCCCGTGATTTGCGACTTGTTCAATTCATCGCGGGCAGTAACGCCGCCGCCGATTGAAAAGCCTTTGTAGACGCCTTTTTTGACTTTCGTCACCGCAATAGGGTCAACGATATGCGCCCCAAAGAACGTGCGCCCGTCGTCTTCGACGTTGATTTCGATAGCCGTTCCCGCCGCGTTTGAACCGTGCATTTCACGCACCGCGCCAAACTTCATGTAATCGGGAATAGCCGCTTTCATTGCTTGTGCCGTGATGATTTCGCCGTCCGAATCGACCGCCTCACTTGAGGCATAACCCCAAACTTTCACGGTACCGTCGTCCTGCGCTTCCATCTTGGCGATTTCTGCGTATAACTTTGCCATTCTGTACTCCAAAAAAAAGCCGCCCCCGTAAAGAGAGCGGCAAACCCCAACACTACAACAGTAAAAATCAAACTTTCGGCATATCATCTGCCAAAACAGGGACGACCGTGCATCTGCAATTAGGGTGGGCGGGCGGTGTCATGCTGCCATGTGTGAAATGCTCATGCAGACCAATCACGCCCATATCCCCATTGGTATTACAAATTTCGGAAACCTTGTCATCTTCAGCGGTTATCCACCGCTTACCGGCAACAAGCCCTGTTTCTTCCCAGCCTATCAGGTTGCCCATATTGTCCGCCATCGCCGTCTCTGTTCGGGCTATGGTTCGGGCGCGGGCATTGCTGAAAGCGTGAGATTCTTTCAGACGACCTGCCAACTCCTGCACACTGTCGCCGTTTTGCATGGCTTCGACCACTTGGGCGCGTATCATTTCGCGCGTCCCTTCTGTGATTTGCCATTCGGCGGCTGGGTTTTGGATAAGCTCGCCGCCTACCCACTTCATGCCGACCATTTCGGCGGCGCGGTCATGCGCCCATTTGACGGCACGGCTACGAATATTCGTAACCATACCGACGGCGGGGTCAGGCATAACCTGCAACAAGGCGGCAACCGCCCCATCTTCAGCCGCCCGCCTGATTATCGGTTCGATCACATCAGACAAGCCGTCCCACTCGCCAAAGTCCAAGCCGTCGGTAACGATTTTTGCTACTCGGTTCAGTTCGGCGGTCAGGTCTTCAGCCTGCCGGTCAACAGCCGCCCCATCAATCAGCGCGGCGATTTGTTCAGCCAAGCCGTCAACGCGTGTCAGCAAATAAGCCTCAATAAGCGCGGCGGCTTCTTCTTCGCTCATCGGGCTTTCCGACTTTCCCAGTTTTTCAGCCTCTTGGCTCGGTTGCTCTTCAGGCTGTTTGTCGTCTTGCTGATTTGGCTGTTCCTGCTCCGGTAACGGCTCCTTACCCAAATCGGCGCGGATTTCATCGGCGGTTAAGATGCCAGCATTTTTGTATATGGCGTAGATTTCAGCCTGTTCTTTCGGATTGAGTGATTCCTCTTCCCGCCAAACAAACTCATACGCCGCCATATCCATGTATCGGGAAAGCACGTCATCAATCAGGGCTTTTACCCAGTTCTTCAGACTGCTCATGCCGTCTGAAAGTGATTGTTCACGGCTCGTTTCCGCCACGCTACGATTTACCTGTGCCACAAACGGCGTAGGTTCGACACTAAACGCAAAGCAGACGACACGGGCTAACCATTCGTCGTAAGCGTCTTTTAACGGCGGCTGTTTTGTCTCTTTAAAGTTTCGGGCTAGTTCGCCCGGCACGAAACGCAACCTACGTCGCACCGCCGTATCGCCCGATAACAGCAAATCCCAGTATTCCTGAAAGCGTTGAATGTCATCAGCCGGCCACGTTTCAGGCACGCCGACCAAAGCATCGGGAACGCTGCCCGCCGTGTAGTACTCCAGCGCGTGAATCTGCCGTTTAAGGGCAATGTTCACGGTCATGATGATTTGCTCGACCGGCGAATAACCGTAAACCTTGTAGCTTCGGTTATTGCGAGAACGGTAAATCAACTCGTCCGCTGTGTAGTCAACCGCCGCCATGCCGTGCAAGATTTGCTGATACGCTGTATCAGGCGGCAAGGGCAGGCGTCCTGTTTTGTCCAGTACGCGCTTAATCGTCGCACCATCTATCACTTCGAGGGCGTACAAGTCGCCGCCCAGTGTTTTACGCGGGTAGATACATGGTGCGTCAATGACGAACAGGTCTTCCAGCAAGATGCGCAACCAGTCCGCCCATGTATGCTCTTTGTCAGGCGACTGGAAAAATGCGATCGCTTCATCGACCTTTCTGTCTTTACGCTGTGATTCGTTGTTTGCCGTTGACGCAATATCGCGCTTTTGGATTGTCCATTTCAGGCATTCCATCTGGTCTTTGCGCTTTTCGATAACCAAGCGTAACACGTCGTAGTTGTCGGCAAGGGCGCGTAATTGCGCAAAGCCTATCGCCTCACGTTCGCGCGGCTTGGAGTGTCCTACGTTGTAGAACGGTTCATAATCGAACCGCCGACCCTCTGCCTGCTGTGCGACAGGGGCTAAAGGCTCGCCCGCGTCAAACCACCCGTCCGCGTTGCCGGTAAAGGCGTAACGGACACCGGCGGCTACACGGGCAATAAAGCCTTGTGATAATGGTGTCTTTTTACTCATTTGTTTGCCTCGACCTGCGACCGCAGGTAATCAATCATGCCCGTACGGGTATCCAGTAGCTCGCCAAAGGCGCGGCTCAAACAGTCTATTTGGTCGTCATGCTGCCCGTTCGGGAACATACGCATCTCAGCAATCAGCGCATCTGTATCCCATGTGCCGTCATCCAGTACCATCACATTACCGATGTTGACCTGCGCGGCGAACGGCTCGGCGCGTGTAACCTTGTCGCCCGATTCAGGACTGGTAGATACAGAAAAACCCGCCAGTTGACGGGTTAAATATAAAGTTTGCGATTTACCAGCCTGACCGGGGTCTTGTGGGATAGACACTTTTGTTTTCACGCCGTCTTTCTGCGCCGTGTTGCGCAATATCCTGTCCCTTTCATCCGCGCCATACTGACCGCGCACAACGTTGGCGATGATGTACCGCCCGTCTTCTGTTACGCCAAGCCTGCCGCCTGCCGTGTAGTCGCCGTCGTTCGCAGTGGACGCCAAGTCCCATCCGCGCACCCATCTGATATTTCCAGCGGGCAGGGCTTTTACAAATTGCAGATTGTCAGGCTTAAACGTACCGCCATCAGGCGGGGCAGGGCGTTGCAGATATTGCCCGGCAAACACATACGGCGCAGCTTGCTCCATACGGCGCAATGTCTCGATGTCGTGTTTCTCAGGCCACAACGCCGTACCGTCTTCTTGAATGGCGGATAAGCACAAATGCTCCCACTCTTCACCGTTGCCGCCATCAAGTAGCCAACCCGCCAAATCTTTTTCGTGCAAGCGTTGCATGATTAGGATAATCGGCGTATCGGGGCTATTCTTCCGCGATTCGACTGTGTTTTGAAACCAGTCGATGATGTTTTGCCGCCTGACCTCGCTTCGGGCTTCGTCAGCTTTATGCGGGTCGTCAATAATAATGCACCCGCCAAAGCCGTCACGCTGTTTACCCGCGCCAAAACCGGTAATCGTACCGCCCGCGCCAGTCGCATACATCACGCCGCCTGCGGTCGTCTTCCAATGGCTGCTGCTTTCGCTCTCAAGCTCAACATTCGGAAATATCGCGCGATACTCTTCATGCTGCACCAAGTTCCGAATCTGCACGGAGTTATTGACCGCCAGTGTCGCCGAATAACTCGCATGAATAAACTCACAATCAGGCACACGCCCCATCGCCCACGCGATGAAGTTCACGACCGCTATCTCGGTTTTCGAGTATCGCGGCGGAATGTTGATAATCAGCCGTTTTGTTTCACAATTAAAGACACGTTCAAGCGCATCACAGATTAGGGCGTGGTGCCGCGCCTGAAGCCACTGGTAGCCGCGACGTTCTCGGAACATCCAGCGCGTGAACATGTACAGATTGATATAGCTTAAATCACGAATGACCGATATTTCTTCTTTACTGAATTGCTCCAATGCCATTTTATTTTAAATTCTTTTGGAAGATTAGTTAGAAATGGCATTCTAGCCGTACACAGGATTAGCACTTTATGCTAAACCTTTTCCAAAACCTCTTTGGCTATCTTGCGATATTCTTCAGCATCTAAGCGTACCGTCGGCGTCATGCTGCCATCGCTTGATTTAACGTCAAGCTCTGATTTGTCGCTCCACTTCCCGCGTTGTCGGTTTTTTAGCCAAAAAATAGCAGCAGGCGTGTCAGGCGGGTAGTATTTCGTCAGCGGGGTTTGGATAATTTCTCCACCAACTACCCGAATATCTACGTCAGGGGCTTCATAGCCCATTGCACGCTGATACAGGCGGTCAGCGACATTTGCATCCGCCAACATCTTCCCTTTTTTTACGGACTCGCAAAACTCTGGGAAATCATGTTTCCAGCGGTTGATTGTAGCTTCATCCACATCAAAAAAATCAGCCATTTCGGCATCTGTCGCGCCTAATAAACACAACTTCTGCGCTTGTGCAGAATACTCAGGCTTGTACTTCGTCGGACGCCCGATAGGGCGTTTGGCTTTTCCGCTCATATCGAACCTCACAGAAAAAAGAAAGCCGCCTGATTCCAATCTTAATCAGAATGCAGACGGCAAAGGAGAGTAATACATCATGAAAAAGGGATAGCCACATACCGATAACGGCAGGGGCTATGTGCAAGAACCGCTTTATAGCCTGTCATGGCAGGCGACCATTAGGCCGGGCAAACGCTGTTTCACTTGCTCCGCGTTTTTAAGAACCACTCAACGTCATCGGGCGCGACCCCTAAATTTGGTTTGGAAGCGTCCGCGGCATCTTCCTCAGCGGCTACGCCGCCCCTTTTGCCCTTTGCCGGTAATGGCATGGCTAGAAAACCTGAAATTGAGTATCAGGCCGTCTGAAAACGCAAAAACCGCCCTATAAAGGCGGTTTATATAGCTATTTCCAAACTATAGCATAATTCTACCGAAAAGGTTTCACTCAGTCAACAGATTAGAACAATTTCATGTTGGAAATTTTTTCAGTCTCTACGCCGTAGCTGATTTGGTCGCCGCGCACAATAAACGCATAATCCTTAAAGCCGGTATATCCGCCATGTTGATTTTTCGCATTGATACGCGCATTGAAGATATGCCCAAAGTAGAACATACGCGTAACGCAACTCCCCATTGATGGGTCAGTTTTCGTGCAAACTGCAATCCAACCTTTACGCGCCGGTGTTGTATCGACGCTGCGGATATTCGCAGACTCAGGGTCAACAAGGTTATCAACCGCCCATTCTTTTATTGCTTTTTCAAACTGACTAGGCGGCATCGGTTCAGGATATGTTGCGGCTGCCAACTGCTGCGGGCTTGGCTCTATTGCTGCTGCACAACCTGCTAAACCAGCGGCAACGACAACGGCAAGAATCAGGTTTTTCATTTTTCATCCTTTTTTGTGTAGTAATGTGGGCTATGAGATTATGCCCTAATGGCATCATTGCTTCAATTATTCTTTTAGCTTTAAATTAAACAGCTTCAGTTTATTCCTAATCTCAAAGACACTATTGCTTTTTAAGGATACTTCGTACATCAAATCCAACCTTGAATTTTGAATTAAACCACCTAGTGTATTGATATTCTTACCCTTAAGTAACTCAACATCTTTTTCGTTGCGCAGACTTAATGCATCAATTGGTAGGTTGAGTATTGCTAACTTTCCATCTTCCTGATTACTCTCTATTAATTGATTTATTGCATGACGTTGCTCATATATCAGGTCTTGCATAAATCGCGCATCGACTATCAGGTCTTTAACCATCATCACAGCAGAGAACCCCGTTTTCAGCTTCTTCAGCGGTTCTATCGCTCGCTCAACCTCCGTTATCACATCATCAAGGTCAGATAACTGCTCGGCTTTTCCGCTCAGTCTTTCAAGATACGCATCTGTTAGTTCAATACCCGGCAACATTTCTATTTCCTCGCCTTTACAAATTACATACGAATTATACCAACTCTCAAAAACTCATCATACAGTTTCAGATAAGCCGATGTTTCAATACACGCCAAAATCACACGGACTTTTTGGAACTGTCGCCATAATGTTGTTTTGGTTACATCGTACCTATCCATAATATTTGTCTGTTTCGGATAGCCTATGAACAGATTAGACAAAATCGCGTCGCACAGCAGCAGATTCACGCCGTTGTTTTGCTCTTCGATGTACGCCGTCAGGTCGATAATCCCGCTTAAATCTTGGCTGTATTTACACTCTACCGCCGCCAACTCGTAGCGGTTAAGCACGCGCTCTATGCGGCTGATAATCATCGCGGCGTTTGCGTGCGTCTCGGCTTGAGTCAAATCCCCACCGCCTCCCATCACGCCCTTACTCTCGCACCAAGCACAGACCGAAGCCGTATTATTCAGCGGCTCCATCCGTACGCTTTGGATTTTATAAACATCCCGTAAGACTTGTTCCACGTTCTTATACATCAACACTCCCAAATTATGCCAAATTCCCCGGCCGCCCACGATTGCAAGCGGTTTTGATAGTCCGTCATCTCAGCCGTGTTTAGCGTGGTTGTGCTTATCGGCGTTTTGACTTCCGTGCCGTCGGGCATGGCTTTAATATCAAAACCCAGTAACACACCTTTGCAATACTCGTGCCACGTTTCCGCGCTGTACCGCCTGCCGTTGACCCACGCTTTGTCTGCCAGTTCGCCGTAAATTTTCCAAAGCCGTCGGTTTTGCTCGACGCTCCGTTTAGATTTGTGCGGGCGGATCGTGATGTCTAAATTACCATTCTCAAACCACCCGTTCAGGTTGTCCCAAATCGACCGCATCACGCCGCGCGCATTTTGCGGTGTCAGTGTGAATTTCGCTTCGTTCATTTCAGACGTCCTTTCACGCTGATAATCCCCAATTCTTCAAGGCGGCGCATGGTGCGAAACTGCGACCGGCGCATATAAAACTCTTTATCCTCGCGGCTCAGTTTGATATGCGACCGACCGTCTATCACGTCATGACAGGCACTACACCCGAAGCCACCGCTCAAGTCATCGCTTTTCAGCCCCATGCCGTGCGTCTCGCTTGGGAAATGGCAAAAGACGACGGTTTCAGGGTTGTAATTGCACACGCCAGCGATGTTGAGTGTGCATTGCTCGCCTTTAGCGGCTTTGCGTATTGCGCTCACTATGCCCCCTTAAAAGACCTCAAACGACCAACCACCGCCATCCTTTTTAGACTTAGCCTTAACGGCGACAAAACGGAATGGATAAGATTCGGCTGCAACCTTAATTTTTACGCGGGCATCATCCTGCCAAAAACCCTTTACCTCGTGCATTTCCATCGTGCCGTTTGAAGTCATAACGGCAAAATCAGGGGTATAAAAAGTTTTATCCGCAAGTCGTAATTTGACACCCTCAAACCGATACCAAAGGATTACCCCTTGCTGCTTCTGCTTTTCAAGATATTCAGCGTATGCCGCTTCTGTCTTGTTCATCTCGCCAGTTTTCAGACGACCTAGTGCATACATCGCACCCTTTGATTTTTTATTCATCACAACCCCAATTCTTCGCAAACTCGTTTGGCTGCCCCAGTGTTCCAAAACTCAGGGCTTAAAAGCGGGAATGCCTGATTTGCCATTCGTGCCGCTTCGCGCATCAAGATGCTCACATCCGGAGCCGCTTTTGCGCGCAGTTCTTGGCGTTTTTGTTTCAGTGTCTCTTTGTTATTCTCGCGGTAATACTTAGCCTCAATGCTGACGCACACCTTGCATTTGGACTTAAGCGTACTGTTGCCATAGGCATCCAAGCCGCTTTTGTGATACTCGCTCAACGGCTTTTCTTCGCCGCACCTGATGCATTTTTTAGTCGTCATCGCGGTCAATCCTCCGACCAAATTCATCCAGCGGCGGACGGGACGCTGCGTGAATCACCACACCAAGCACCGCGCCAAAAGCCATTGCAAGACCGAACCACTCAATCCAATTCATTTTTCACTTTCCTTTCGTTCGCCATTTTTCAAATTCACTTCTACGCTTCGCCATCGTCGCCGCCGGTGCGGCTTCAAATCCGCTACCACCCGACCAAAAATCTTTCAGATGGCAGCTATGCCCGCCGTGGTAATACGTCGCCCGCTCCTCCGCATTTCGCGCCTTACTGCACTTCGCAAAACCGCGCATGGTGCTTTCTGATTCGGCTTTGAAATCTGCGTGGGCGCAGTGGTAACAGGTTTCACGCACGATAACTCCCCCAATCAAAACTCAAAATTTCGCCGCCATCCTCTTTGACACGGTCTGAAATACGCTTACCCACCGCCTGCACAAAGCCAGAAATATCCAAATTTGAAATTAAAACCGTAGGCTTCATTTGCTGGTACCGCTCATTGAACACATCAAACAACGCGCGGCTTTCCGCCTCTGTTCCGCTCTGCATCCCCACTTCGTCGATGATCAGTAAATCGTAACCGGCAAAATCTGAAATTACTTGCGACTCGGTAACGTCGCTGCCGTAAGACTTGGACTCTCGAACCATTCGATTTAATTCGGCTACACTGGTAAATCTCGCCGTCTTATTCAGGTTTTTCAGCAAGTGGTTTCCGATTGCACAAGCAAGATGGGTTTTCCCTGTTCCGGCGTTTCCAAGTAGTGCAAGGCAACGCCCTGAGTGCTTCCCGCCAAACTCAACTGCATACGCCTTTATTCTCTCTACGACGTAGCTTTGTGCTTCATTGCCCTCATCGACCACATAGCCTTTTACCGTCTTACCAATAAAGCGCGGCGGGATTTTTGATGCACCAATCCGCCCCTCAATTTGTTTTTGTAAGGCAGCCTGTCTTTCCGCTGCAACTTTCTCAATTTCTTTCTGTTTTCTTTCTGCCTCTGCCTCTTCGGCGCATTTTGGGCAGCCTTTTGTGTAAGCCTTGAAAACCTGCTCAAGGTAATCTAAACCGTGCTTTTCACAATGCTTTTCAGTCTCTGAAATTGGTTTAAAAAATGGGTGAGTCTTTAAAAGTTGGTCTAAGTTTTCCATGTCAAAGCACATCCTTCGCCAAGTAAGCCCCGCCTTTCATCGGCATGGGAATATCGTTGATTGAATTTTGTTTAACTGCTCCACCGGCATTGCCGAAAGTTTTGTTTTTCAGCCATTCCGCCCTGAAACTGCCCCAGCCGTTGCCGATGGCGTATTCAACCGCTTGCGCCGCAGTCATCCCGCATTTATCCGCGTCAGATGCAATCAGGCGCATTGCCGTTTCTGTCAGCGGCTGCCGTTTTGCTTTGCGGATTGTCAAAAAGTCTTCAGCGATTTGACCCGCTATTCCATGTTCCGCCAACAGTGCCAAATCGGCTTCATGCTTGGTCGGTTTTTTCGCTTTTTTTTCGTGCGCTGTATTAATATCTACGTTAGTAGATATTTGTTTTTTGTATTTTGTATTTATGTGACCCCCATTTTTTGGGGGTGGTGTCCCCCCATTTTTTGGGGGTGGTGTCCCCCCATTTTTTGGGGGTGGTGCATTTTTTGGGGGTGGTGCATTTTTTGGGGGTGGTGCCCCCCCATTTTTGGGGTCTGAAATTAAAAAATACACGTTCGGCAATCCGATTCTGCTTTGCTTGCCAATTAGCCCTAATTCGACCAATTCGTTAATGGCTTTCTCGACCGTTTCTTCCGACTTGATTCCGGTTGCTTTTTGAATCTGCGAAATTGATAGGCTGTCATGTGTTTTCTGCCAACCCCTTGTTTTCCGAACAATCAAGATGTAGCATTTAAGGGCGTTCCCGCTCATTTGCGACAGGTATTCATCGATAACCGAGTTTGCAATCTGAAAACTGTTTGGGATAAATTCATTCATGGTTCGATTCCTGACCTAGCGATTGAGTAATGCGCGACAGGGTTTCTACCTTTTCCGACCTTGTAACGCGGTTTGTTAAATTCGAATCCGAGGTTTTCCAAATCCGTGATTCGTGCGGCAAGCTGGGTAACATCCAGCTTTGCGTAAGCTTCGTAAGATGTGATGTGTCCGTTTGCGCGGATATACTCGACAATCTTCTTGCATTGCGTTTGTTTTTGGTTCATAATGCCCTTTCGTCTTACCTGAATCGTTTCCTCGCAATTCAGGGGAATTGCCCGCCTCGTGCGGGCTTTTCTTTTTTTAGTTACTTATAAAAACAAATCAGGGCGGATTTCTTCCCGTTTCACCCCTGTCAATTCTTCAATTTTCTTTGCGTTTACAGCCGTTACCTTTGCACGACCATTCACATAACTACTGATTAGCTGTTTCGACACACCAAGCGAATCAGCCATTTTTTGCTGACTGCCAAATATCGAAACCGCCTTTTTAATCGCTTCCATAGTCAAACTCCTTTTTACATAAGTATAAAAAAACAATACATTAAAGTCAAATATATTTATTCCTATCGAGTCCAGTTTTTTTATACAATTTGCAAAGGAGTACGAAATGACTAAAGAACAAATAAACTTATCCGAATGGGTTTTGGCTGCTCGTGAATATGCGGGACCTGAAATGACCCAAGAAAAATTAGCGGAACATCTCGGAAGAACGAAAGCAAATGTGTCAGCAATGGAAAACGGACGTTCAAAGCCATCGTTTGAGCAAATGATGGAGATACACAGGGTAACGGGATATCCTTTGCCATATCAGCAAAACGCAGGCAGAGACCTGATAAATGGCAACCAAACAAACACCAGTTACACCCTGAATCAAGGCTTACCAATAGAACCCAATCCTGAAGAATTAGGCGATGCAGACAAGCACTTTTTAAAATCAATGCCACTTTTGGATATTGATATCGCTGTTCGCCATCTCTCCAACCCTGATAAGGACAGGACGCAAATTCAGGGTAATGGGGACAGGGCGGCAACATTTATCCCACACTCGGGGCATACCGTCGGTGTCCGCATGGCTGATGACGTGGAGTTTGCAGGGATAAAACGTGGCGACATACTGATAGTGGAGCCGAATATCCCGCCGAGAGATAAAGACTTGGTGCTTATTTGTATCGACAATACAGGCTACCTGCGCGGCATGGTGGGCAGGTTGTCCATTGCGATTGATGGGACGCATACCATTATCTATGATGGCGGAGCAGGCGTTCCGCTGCCTGATGGCGCGTTTATTGCCGGAGTAGTCGTAGAGGTTAAGCGAAGGCTGATACCAACGGACATCTTATTAAGCCGACTTAACCCTGATTACAATATCCACCAATCAAAACAAAGATGATATGAGTGAGGCCGTCTGAAAACAGGCGGCCTTTCGTGCGTCTTATTTAAAAAAGTCGGATTTACAGATTTACACAAAGTGTAAATATGATATAATGGAGATATTAATATGCAGGTGAAATTTGAAACAGATTACCTGTATCTGTTGTTTGCTGATTCATTCTTTCAGGATAAGCAAATAGGTGCAAAAGTAACTGCCGCATACAGGATTGCTGTCAATTATCTTCTGTCTGCCCACAGCATATCCGATCTTCATCAGGCTCAATTTTTAGATTTGTCGCCATGTGATGATTCGGGTTTTTACTCTGTAACCGTCAATCCAAAATACAAACTGATTATCAGCATAGAAACCGAACAGATCGTATTACACAGACTTGATTCACAAGACACAAAATGAATATTCAAACTTTACCCGCCCAATCGATACACGCAGGACAGGTTCTGAAAGCAGAACTGGCAGCCCGTAATCTGACACAGGCAGACTTGGCAGAAATTATTCAACGGCCAACAAAAACCATCAATCAGATTATTACCGGCAAACTGGGGATTACACCTGATACCGCCATGCAGCTTGCTCAGGCACTGGGCATTTCAGCTGAGACCTGGCTAAATCTACAATCACGCTTCCAACTGTCGATGCTTGAAGCCGACAAATATCAGGATATTCCGCTAAGGGCAGCTCTTTATCAAAACTACCCGATTAAAGAGATGGTTAGGCGCGGGTGGATTGCCGCCGGAAAAACATTTGAAGAATTGGAAGCGGCTGTAAAAAAATTCTTCAATATCGAAACAATCGACCAAACGCCGCAATTCCAATTTTCCGCCAAGCAAAACGCGGCCGCTTACCAACAAACAATCAGCACTACCAACTTGGCATGGCTGTTTAAAGTCAGACAGTTGGCAGCCGAACAACTGACAACGGGAAAATTCAGCAATGCGGCTGTAAAAAAAGCCATTGACGAATTGTCCGGTCTGCTCCGTTCGGCAGAAGAAGTCCGCCACGTTCCCAAAATACTGTCTGCATGCGGCGTCCGATTAATCTTTGTCGAAAGCCTGCCAAACAGCAAACTGGATGCCGCCTGCTTTTGGCTGGACAATCAAAAACCGGTTATTGGCATGACCTTGCGTTACGATCGCATAGACAATTTCTGGTTTACCCTCCGGCATGAGTTGGAACACATACTAAACGGAGACGGCAAACAACAGGCTGTAATTGATGAAGACATCGGCATTCAAATCGACGGACTACCTGAATCGGAACATTTGGCAAACAAAGCAGCGGCAGATTTTTGCGTCCCTGCCGCAAAACTTGACAGCTATATTGTCCGCGTAGGTGCCTATATTTTTTCTGAAAGGAAAATTATTGCCTTTGCCGGTGTCAATGAAATACACCCGGGCTTAGTGGTTGGACAGCTTCACAACCGCACAGGAAAATATCAGCAATTACGCAAACATCTTGTTCCAGTACGGAATTTCATTTTAAACGGCTCAACCCATGACGGATGGGGCTTTACAAACAGGAGTGATAATGAGTAACGCTACAAAAAATCGAATTGCAGAAATCGTAGAACAATACAAACAGGCCAAAGGCATTGAAGACGGCAGGGTAGATGTTCATGATTTGGCAGGATGGGCATTGGACAACAAACTTTACCAACCCAATATGCGCGATGAAATCCAGCTTGCTGCCAATACATTTTCACGCCATTTCAGGGAAGAATTGCGCTCAGACTCTAAAGGGCGCAGCTATCGTGCCAAACACGCGGTAAGAGAAAACATTAACGGCAAACAGTCCACATTATGGGCAGATTTGGACGATTCTAATGTGCCTGTGGAACATTTCCATAAAGCATTTTCGCAGCGGCGTCAGCAAATCGTTGGCGACTGTTTCCAGCTCAAAACCGACGTTGATGTATGCAACGACAAAAAAGGCAGTGTAATACTGCTATCCCTAAATTTTGAGGATGACGTAGCAGAAGCCGAATACTTGAGGGACAACCCTGAAAACGCAGCCTAAGCTCACCCCATTCAACCCGCCCGCCACGCGCGGGCTTTCTTTTGCCGTCTGAAACTGTATCAATTCGCATAAATCAACGTTTGTTTCTTTATTCCACTTTTTTGATCACATGGCGCAAATCCTCATCAATAAAGACTTGTAGGTTTTTTGCGTCCATAAAAACAGGGATTCCGATCACACGGGAATTTCCCCACATACACCGCCTTTATTGGCGGTTTTCTTTTGTCTATTGGCAGGGGTTATACCGTTATTTACTTCACATACACCGCCTATATGGGCGGCTTTTTTTGCGCCTGTATAAAATTAATTTCATTTAAAAACAATAATGTATAAAAATTAAACACTTTAAAGACTAAATATATTTGACTTTAAGTATAAAAAGATTATACTACACACATCGAAGCAGCAAACGGACTGACGAACAGGTGTCAGGTAACAATATCGCTGCAATGTTCTTTAAAAATTTGGAAAGCCAAGCAGCCGCTTTGAAAGACAGGCGGCTTAATCAAGGGCTTGGGCGAGCTACCGCCAACGCGGAGGCACAAACCGACTACACACGGCAGGGCAACGGCACGCGGAAACGGAAAACCCCGACCCCTTAATTAAGACAACGACGCGAGGAAACGCAAAATGCTTGATATGAGCAAACACATCAACAACAAAGCCCAGTGGGTAAAAGGTGAATTTGACGATAAGGTCGAAGCAGGCTTCCCCGCTTCCCAGCTTTACAGAGACACCATCGAAACAATTTCATTTGTTGGCGGGAAGTTGGGAGCGGCAACAGAAAAAGCCATGTTCTATTACTTTCCCGACGGCACGAAATTAAAAATCACATCATCGCCAATCAAATGCGAGGTCATCGAATGATGTGCGAACCGATTACATCCGATTGGGGCATGAGTGGCGAAGACGCAGCCTACACGAGAGCGCAGGCAATCAGCGAGGTGAAGCAAGAAGCGTTTGCCGCGCTAGAAGACGACATTGAATATCTCGTCATGAAAACGGCGTTTGAATACCGCGAAGCCATTAAGCAATGCCAAGACGAAACCCTGCACCAGTGGGAATACAGAATGAATCTCCGAGATGAAGCAGCGTGGGTCAGCGAAGAAATGATGGAAGTAATGGAAGACGCTATCGAAGACGACCATTACTACACCAGAATCGAAAATCTTGATTTTTACGCGGACAGATATATCGAGCAGGCGCGGATTATCGCAGCCTGAAAAGAATACCCGTGAAGTGGAATAGAGTAGGCAGACCGTAAGTCGTGAGTGGGGACGCCGGCGGTGGTTTTGATTGAATGTTTTACACCGCTTTAAACCACGACAATGCGCTGGCAGCGACTCCTTAAGCAGCCGAGGCGCAGGTTGAACGAAGAAGCAGCCAAGCCCGCCGAGTGTTGAGATAAGCAGCGGTCGGCGGGCAATCCCAAACATCATGAATCAGCGAGGAAACAATCATGAAATACACAGTAATTGCAATCATTGCATCAGCAGTGGCTTTCGGTGTGCAGGCATACGCCAAAGCACAGGCATACGCAGACTACACAACAGACGCCGCCTTTATCGACGTGGACGCCTTAGACGACCCATACGAAGACATCCGCGAAGACATCAGACAAGCCGCCATACGCGAAGCAGAAGAAGCGACGCGCCAACAGGCAGACGAAATCGAGAAACTTTATCAATCTTTACCGCCGCTTGAAAAAGTGCGCGGCGATGCGGAGGCAGCAAAATGAATCGTCAACCATACGGATTAGGAGTCAGCCTGACGGCAAAGGTTAAAGGCTTCATGGGCTTACCACGCAGCCTGAACGTAGTCATGCGAATGGATAGACTTTTGGCAGGTGGGTTATGAAGATTCGATGTTCATCCATTGCCGACATCATCGGCAAGCCAAAAACCAAAGGCGAGACCATCACGGAGACCGCCAAATCAAAACTGATTGAGATGGCGAAGCGTGAACTGTTCGGTTTTGAATCTTTCGACGGCAACGCCTACACCGAAAAGGGCGACCTGATGGAAGAAACCGCCATCAAATACAGCGGACTGGTACGCGGCAAAGAGTTTCGAAAGAACATCGAACGGCGCGTCAATGACTGGCTGACGGGCGAATGTGATGTTTACGATTCAGGCGACCGCCTGATTGTTGACACAAAGTGTTCATGGGACATCGGGACGCACCCATTCTTCCGCGACGAAGCCGAAAAGAAAGCCGTCAAAGCGGGTTACGACTGGCAAATGCAAGGCTATATGTGGTTGTTTGATTGCGGCCGCGCCGATATTGATTTTTGGCTGCTGCCCACGCCTGAAGATTTGCTGAAGCCGTGGGAAGACCGTGAGAAATATATCGACCTTGTGGAAGCCATCCCGATTGAGAAGCGCATCACGACCGTATCAATAGCGCGTGATGACGAAAAAATCGAACTAATCAAAGAGCGCGTAACAGCCTGCCAAGCCTATTACGAAACGCTTTTAAATCAATACAGATAAGGATTTTAAAAATGAGTATCGCCCAAAATCAAGCAGTAGCACTTGCAAAACAATTCAACATCCAAGGCGACCCGCAAGAGCTTGTTCAAACGCTTAAAGCAACCGCTTTTAAAGGCAATGCGACAGACGCGCAATTTAATGCCTTGATGATTGTATCAACCCAATACGGCTTAAACCCGTTCACTAAAGAGATTTACGCATTCCCCGATAAAAACAACGGTATTACGCCCGTTGTCGGCGTGGACGGCTGGGCAAGAATCATCAATAGCCATCCGGAATTTGACGGCATGGAGTTTACTGCCGACGCGGAAAGCTGTACTTGCAAAATTTACCGCAAAGACCGAAACCATCCGACAACCGTAACCGAATACTTGGAAGAGTGTAAACGCAATACCCAACCGTGGAACAGCCACCCGCGCCGAATGCTCAGACATAAAGCCATGATTCAAGCCGCACGTTTGGCGTTTGGGTTTGGCGGAATCTACGACGAAGACGAGGCGCAGCGTATCCAAGCACCTGAAACGCCTAAAGAAGCAAAAGCAGACCCTGAGATAGATAGTCTGATTGCTGATGGCGAAGCGGCGGCAAACAAGGGTATCGAGGAATACAAAAAATGGTTTTCCAATATTGGTGCCGCAGGTCGTCTGAAACTGGGCAGCGAGAATCATGAACGGTTTAAGCAAATTGCCGAAAACACTATTACGGCTGATGTAGTAGAGCAAACCAAGCCCACGCCGTCAGAAGAACTGTTCGCGGCATTGGTTGAAGCGGTGTCAACAGGCGTGAAAGAAGTTTCCGAAGTGTTGGAAGAATACGCGCTGACCGACGAGCAAAAGGCAGAAATCAATGCCCTGTAAGGAGTCGTAATGTTCGCAGTTTTCGGAAAGAGCCGTCCCGAAGAAGAAAAACGGCGGCGGCTTGTTTATAACAAAGACGATTGCAAGTGGTACGAGGATACCCGCAAATGGAAGCGGTTAAGCAACAGCCGCTACCAAATCAGCCCTGAGTATTCAACCATCGAGACCGCCGAAGAGTTTATCCGGCTTTCGGCGGGGAATCCCGACATTCACATAGTCGGAATCAGGCAGGCGCAGGAGATAGACGGAAAGGTCGTTTGGAAGCCTGTCAAAACAGTTTTAAAAGGAAGCAAAAATGCTTAATAAAGTAATTTTAATCGGGCGGCTGGGCAAAGACCCTGAAACGCGCTTCATGCCAAATGGCGAAGCCGTCTGTAACTTCAGCGTCGCAACGAGCGAAAGCTGGAAAGACCAAAGCGGGCAGCGCGTCGAGCGCACCGAGTGGCACAACATCACCATGTACCGCCGCCTTGCCGAAATCGCTGGGCAATACCTGAAGAAAGGTAGTCAGGTGTATTTAGAGGGCAAGATTCAGACCCGAAAATATCAAGGCAAAGACGGCATCGAACGCACGGCATACGACATCATCGTCAACGAAATGAAGATGCTGGGCGGTGGTAATGACAGCGGACAGCAATCCGCCCAACACACACCACCTGAACAACCGCGCCGACAAGCACCGGCAACGCCCGCCGCGCCCGTAGAAGATGTTGACGGCGACATCCCATTTTGAGTTAAGGAGCAAAAAAATGAAAGTAGAAGTTTACAAATTAACCGAAATTGAAATTCATTCCGTGAGAATAGAAGTTGAATTACATGATGATGTTTCAGAAAGCTTGCCAAAACATTTATTTAATGATGACGGCGAACTTGATTTGTTAATCGAAGTTGACACAGGCCAAGTTGTATCTTGGCAAGGAGATGTGCCAATAGTAATACATGACAATATCTGCAATAACGGCATATACACCTTGTTTGACAAATCTGGGAATGAGGTAGGAAAGATTGATAATTATTATGTCCCACATGACTTAATTCCAGGCAAAAGAGGCGAATATATACATATTGATATTAGTGCGGACGGTGTTGTTACAAACTGGCCTGATGTGCCTAATGTTTACGAGTTTTTTGAACCGGATTTGTGAAACAAATAGACAAGTAAAACCAGTGCCGTTGAGAGGACGGCAATTAGCGAGGAAACAAAATGCAAACAGTAGCAGCAAGACCGACGGCAAGTCAAATGCTTGCAGCCAAGCGCGCGGCGAAGAAATTGACCAAAGAAGAGCGCGCCCTGAAACGCGCGGGAGCGGTGCGAAACGTTGACCGAAACCGCCTATCCACTTTGTCAAAAGTGCAAAAAGATAACATCGCCGAGATGTTATCAGGCGTAAAAGTGTCAGCAGACGAAGCGGTAACGTGCAGCGTCAAAATGTGGTTATCCCTGCAAGATATGCGCTATGCCTGCAACCAGGAGTTAATCAACTTTGCCGAGCATATCATCAAGCAGGTGCAACGCTTGGGCTTGTACTGCAATACAGACGACCCAGCGAACGAGAAAAGCGTGGAGTTTGCCTGCCGTGAAGCATCGCAGGCAGTCGCGCAATGGACTAAAGATTTTGACGACCTTAGCCCGAATCAGCGTCAACTCGTGTTGCGTCCGCTATCTAATCTCTTCGCCGCGTATGAAGAGTTTTTGAAAGACGCGCCGGTTCGATTGATTGCCGAAGTATCGACATACTCAATCGCCGTCAGCGTTACCAAAAAATCCATGACGTTTTTGGAGCTTGATGGTGGTTTGATTTCGGCGGTTGATAAAGTCGTCAACGGTAGCGATTCACGCGCGGAAGCCCGCCGCCTGAAAATGCCCTATGCCGAATTTACAGACAGAATACTACACGCGGCCAACCTGCTTTACGATGTGGGCATTCACGCAGATTCGGAGCTTTCGGCGATGTACGGCAAGCCATTAAACCCTGTACGACCGCAACGCATCGGCGACGTGCGGCAACCGATGATGAAAATGCTTGTTGCAAACAAGGGGGGCGCACTGGTTCAGGCTGTCAAGGATTCGGAAAACATCATCCGACATTGCGACAGCGGCACCGGCTTCAGTTGTTTCAACTGGACTAAGCATTTCAAACGTGCCGCAAACCTGATTGGACTTATGCGACAGGAGGCGGCGGCATGAAAGACATAACATACGGCAGCGTTTGCAGCGGGATAGAAGCCGCCTCTGTGGCGTGGGAACCCTTGGGCTGGCAGCCCGCTTGGTTTGCCGAAATCGAGCCGTTCCCCTGCGCCGTCCTATCCCATCATTGGCCGCACGTCCCCAATCACGGCGATATGACGCAGCTGGTCGGCAAAATCCTCAACGGCAGCGTTGAAGCCCCAGATGTTTTGGTCGGCGGCACGCCATGCCAAGCTTTTTCCGTTGCCGGATTGCGCGGCAGTTTGGACGACGAACGCGGTAATTTGACCTTAATCTTGATTAGGATATTAGATGCAATTGACTTTATTCGCGCCCGAAACGGACAACCGCCCTGCATCCTCGTCTGGGAAAACGTGCCGGGCGTACTCAATACTAAAGACAACGCCTTCGGATGCTTTTTGGGCGGATTGGCCGGAGAAGATATGCCGCTCGAACCGGCAGGGCAAAAATGGACGAACGCAGGTTATGTGCTTGGCCCAACCCGAGAAATCGCCTGGCGCGTCCTCGATGCCCAATTTTTCGGAGTCCCCCAGCGCCGCCGCCGCATCTTTGCTGTCGCAAGTGCTAGAGCAATCCGCCCCGCCGAAATACTTTTTGAGCGACAAGGCCAAGCTGGGCATCCTGCAGCGGGCAGCGAGGCGGGGCAAGACCCTGCCGCCTTTGTTGAGAGCAGCTTTGGAGCGTACAAGCAATCAACCGTCTGCGGCACGGTAAGGGCTAGTGAAGGAGCTGTACAGGGCGGCAGCGAAACCCTGCTTGCCTGCCGCATGCGCGGTTTTGGCGACTACATCCAAGACAACACCGCCGGCACCGTCAAAGCCCGCGACCACAAAGATGCCACCGACCTAATCGTCGTCCACGGACGGCAAGACCCCTGCACCTCCGACAAGGCGTTTACATTGGACTGCCAGCACAGCGGCAACACCAATATTGTCTGCATCAACGGCAACATCATAGGCAAAGACCCAAACGGAACAAGTGGCGGCAACGGCATGGGCGCCATCCAAGACGGCACCGCCTACACTCTCACCGCCACCGACCGCCACGCCGTATCGGATGGCTTGCAGGTGCGCCGCCTAACCCCCACCGAATGCGAACGCCTGCAAGGCTTCCCCGACAACCACACGCAAATCCCGTGGCGCGGCAAACCCACCGCCGACTGCCCGGACGGTCCGCGCTACAAAGCCATCGGCAACAGCATGGCGGTACCGGTTATGCGCTGGATTGGGGAAAGGATGTGCCGAATATGAAAGACATAATTGCCGCAATCCTGATCGCCGCAGTCGTCATGGCTATCGAGCTATCGGGAATCCCGAAAGGGGCGGTACAGATAAACGAATATCAGAAAGGACAGCAGAGATGAACGAATGGAAGAAATTATCTGAAGAAATCCCGCCACAGGATACGCCAGTATGGGCGGGATGGTTTGAAGTTGATGGCAGCTTTACAAGTGGTTTGTTCGTGTTGGCGGATGATGGGATTGATATTATTTGGTGTCGGTGCGAATGCGCGATATCTTATGGTAATTTCGGGGCGTGGGAAAGCGACGACAATTATCCCGTAAGCCATTGGATGTATCTACCTAAACCGCCTGAAAATCAGGAGTAATGCAATGGCAAAAATCATAATCGAAATTGAGGATTTACCCGACGGCAAGGTTAGTTATGTTCCTCGTGGAGACATACTTATCCGAGATGGCGGCACTCCTGCTCAATTAACTTGGGTAGCCGTGCAAAACCTTATTTATAAATTTGCAGAAATCGGATCTACCAACCAAGTACGGAGCAATGATGCGCCGACGGCTGAATAACTACCAATCCGACAAGCGGCGGAAATACCGCTTGATGAAGATACGAAAGGCAGGCAGAAAATGAAATTACTCAAATTAAAAGAAGTCTTAGAGATAACCGCTTGCGGAAAGACAAAGCTTTATGCCATGATTAAGAAAGATGAATTTCCGCGCCCGTGCAAGATTGGGGCATCTTCCCGATGGCGTTCCGAAGAAGTGGAAAACTGGATTAAAACGCGCCCGGTTTCGTAACGGAAAATCAAAAGCGGGTATTAAATCGGGTATGATTCAGGCGGAAATAACAAAGATTCTTTAATTAACAGCAGGTTAGATTCAAAATGCTTTTGTTCATTGATAACTATGACAGTTTCACCTACAACATCGTCCAATATT